GTGCTGAACGGCTACCGTTTCAATCGGGGCCTGGGCAATGTGGTGATGACCTACACCACCGGCTATCAAGCGATCGAGACACTCAGCATTCCTATTGCTCCCTATCAAATATCGACGATGAATCCCTGGCGTCTTGATCAGGGCGTGAGCTTCGTGGGAGGCATCCCCTTGACGGCCATCGCCTCCGGCACGCCGACAACCGGGCAATATGTTGCCCCGAATCTCAGCGCACTCGTCAGACCGGAACAGGCCGAACAGTACCTCTATACGTTCGCGGCCGCTGATGCGGGGCGATCGATCGCCATCACCTACAGCTATACGCCGTTCCCTGTGGAGCAGGCCTGCATCGAAACCGTGGCCAGGAAATACAAAGAGCGCGGACGGATCGGCGAGAAATCGAAGACCCTCGCCGGTGAAGTGATCAGCTACGACCTCTCCGATTTGAGTGACGCGGTGAAGATGCTCCTCGCGCCCTACGACACAAAGGTGCTGACATGATCCGCGCCGAGATCCTCGGCGTCCCGGCGGTGACGGCGCGCCTCAAGCAGATTCCTCCTGACGCACAACGGAATCTGAGCCAGTCCGTCGGTCGGCTCTGTCTGCAGCTGGAGCGCACGGTGAAAGAATCGAAACTCACCGGCCAAGTGCTGCATGTGCGCACCGGACGACTGCGGCGATCGATTCATTCAGAAGTCCATGGCGATCTGCAAGGAACAGAAATCACGGGCACGGTCGGCACGAACGTCGAATATGCGGCGGCCCATGAGTACGGCTTTAACGGCACCGAAACGGTGCGATCGCATATCAGAAATCTCACCAAGACCCGCACGTTGAGCCTCAGAGGCAAGCTGCTCAAGCACCCGAAGAAAGAGGTCGTGGGCTCGACGATGGTGCGAGCCTTTACCCGTCACGCGAACATTCCAGAAAAATCCTTTCTGCGTTCCGCCCTGGGCGAGATGGCTCCAGAGATCCAGCAGCAACTTCAGCAGGCTGTGAACAAGGCGCTACGAGGTGCCACATGAGCGCCGTGCCCTCCATTCAACTCGAGCCGATCTGTGCCGCGCTGTTCGCGTTGCTCCAGAGCGTGTCGGGTTTCCGCACCACCGGACGCACGCTCAAGCATTGGTCGGATGTGTCCGCCGAGATGCAGCCGGCGGGCTATCAGATTCAGAAGACCTTCTCGGTGCAGCAGGTGCGGGGCTTGCCACCGGTCTGGCGCCTCACGGTCGATTGGTACCTCTACGTGCATGGGAGCCAAGACGATAATCCGCCGAGCGTCCAGCTGAACGTGCTGCTCTCGGCGATCCTGGCCGTCGTGCCCCCAGCGGATTCCACGATCGTGCAAACGTTGGGCGGCCTCGTGCAGTGGGCGCGCATCGAGGGCGCGATCGAAACCGATGAAGGCGTCCTGGGTGAACAATCCGTCGCCATCATTCCCTTAGTCATCCTGAGCGTCTAACAAAGGAGTATCCCCATGCAATACGGATTCGGCATCGGCAATCTCTTCGGCGTGCGGACCGATGTGACCCCCAACCTCACCGTGCCCTTCGGCACCATTCAAGAAGTGAACTTTGATCTGTCCTTCGAAATCAAGGAACTCTATGGGCAGTATCAGATCCCGCTGGCCGTGGCCCGCGCGAAGGCGAAGCTCCAAGGCAAGGCGAAGCTCGCCCGGATCAATACCGGCGTCTTCAATAACCTCTTCTTCGGCGGCACGCAGGCGACCGGAGAGACCATCGTCAATCCGCAGTCGGTATCCTCGATTCCGGCCACGCCCTTTCAGGTGACCATTGCCCCTCCGAACAGCGGGGTCTTTGCCGCCGATCTGGGCGTCCAGTTCTCCGCCTCCGGCATCAATCTCGTGAAGGTCGCCTCAGGCCCCACGACCGGACAATATTCCATCGCCGGCGCGGTCTATACCTTCGCAGCAGCGGATACTCTGCTCGGGATTCTGATCAGCTATAGCTATACGATCGCCACCGGGCAAACGCTGACCTATACGAACCAGCTGATGGGCGCGGCGCCGCAGTTCCAGATCCACTGGCAGGACGTCTACCAGGGGAACAACTGCTATCTGAAATTGGTCAATTGCATCTCAACGAAGTTTACGCTCCCGATGAAGTTGGACGACTTCACCGTCCCCGAGCTGGACTTCTCGGCCTTCGCCGACGCAGCCGGCAACGTCCTCACCATGAGCTTCGCGGAGTAAGCATGAACCGACTGCCGTTCGATGGGGTTGCGGTCACGGTGGGCGGGCGGGACTTTGTGGTCCCCCCGCTCTGCCTCCGCGACGTGAAACGGTTTATCCCGATCATCAATGATCTGGTCGGCAAAACGCCGATGGAGCAGATAACGGTGACGAGCGAGGTGATTCTGGCGGCGCTGCAACGGAACTACCCGGACCTCACGATGGACGAGCTGGACGTCCTGCTCGATCCAATCTCGATCCAGTCCATGATGGACGCGATCATGGAGGCCTCCGGACTCAAAAAAAAAGCGGGGTCACCGGAGAGCCTGCCAGCGGAGAGCCCCTCGACTGGGACCGACTCTATGGCAGCCTCATCCTCAAAACCGGATGGACCTGGGAATATATCGACGAGTGCATGACGCTCCCGCGTGTGCAGGCGCTCGGGGCAGCCATGGCTCCCGCACCCGCTCCTGTTGCTCCCCAGACGCGCGGCTCGCTCGATGAGCTGATGCGCATGCCGGGGGCCGCGATCCATCCAAAGGCCTGACGCCATGAGCGAGAACACCGTTGAAGTTAAAGTCACCGCTTCCTCCGCCGGTCTCGCCTCGGGCTTGAGCCAGGCGACCTCCACGGTCGAATCCTCCACGTCCAAACTTCAAGGCCTTTTCACCGGGATGCAGACCCACATCACCGGCGAGATGGGCAAGATGCAGCAGGCCGTGCTCTCGGGCGCCGCCTCGATGCAACACGCGCTCATCGAATTGGGCTTTGCGATCGGGAGCGGCGCGCTCATCAAGGAAGCCGTCTCGAAGAATCTGGAATATACCGAGAGCCTCCTCTCCATGTCGCGCATGATGGGGATCACGACGGAGCAGGCCGGCGTGATGACGACGGCCCTGACCTTGATCGGCTCCAGTTCGGAGGCCTATGTGGCCGCGAACCTCAAGCTGGATAAATCTCTCAAGACGAACGAGAAGGGCCTCCAGGATCTGGGCGTGGCCACGCGCGACGCGAACGGCTCCCTGCTCGATCAGCAGACCATCTTCAACAATGCCTTGGGCGCGATGATGACCTACAAAGAGGGCGTCGATCGCAATGAGTTCGCGCTCTCGGTGTTCGGCAAGGGTGCCAAAGAGGCGATGCAGTTCCTGAAGCTGAACAACGACGTGATGCAGGAAGCGGAGACCTTGGCGCACAGCTATGGCCTGGCGATTGGGCAGGATGCGGCGAAGCAAACCGAAGAGTTCGGCATCAAGCTGCGCGCCGCCGGCCTCATCTTCGATGGCGTCAAACTCAAGATCGGGCAGGAGCTGCTCCCGGTCCTCGTCCAATTCGCCGGCTGGATGGGCCAGGTCGGACCTGGAGCGATCGCCGTCGTCTCCGCCTCGCTCAAGGGATTGATTCATCTGTTCGAAGGCCTCACGCTCATCGTGCGCGACACCTACAATCTGCTCGAGGTGACGTTCAAGAGCCTCGCGACCCTCGTCATCAGTGTCATGGGCGCCATCGGGGCCGCGATGCGTGGGGATTTCACCGGAGCCAAGACGCACATCAGCGATGGACTCAAGGAGCTCGGGCAGCACTGGGCGACGTATGCCAACGACGTGGTGACCTATCATGCCGCCGCCACACAGCGCGTCGAGCAGATGTGGGCCGGCACGGTCGCCAAGATCACGGACACCATTAAATCCGGCACCAAAGAATTTGTGAAGGCCGGCAAGGACGACGTCGATCATCAAGCGCAGATGGGACGCGATATCGTCTCGGCCGCCAAGATCACCTACAAGCTCAAGGGCGAGGCGCTGGCCGCACAGGAAGCTGCCGATCTGCTGCTGATTCAGGAAGTGCAAAAGGAAAAGGAACTCCTGGCGCACGATGAGTCGGAGGCGATCATTCGAGAACGCCAACGCGTGCATGACTTCAAAGAGAAGACCGAACATGACGAAGCGGCGACCCAGGAACGACTCGGGAAAAACATCGTCGAGGCCCAGATCCGGATCACCAAGGGCATGGAGGCCGATGCCAAGGCGCGGTCCGCCGTCTTTACGAGCCTGACCACGCCGGTGGTGTCAGCCTTTCATCAGATGACGATCGGGATCTTGCGGGGCAATCAGACCCTCGCGCAGTCGATGCACAATCTCGCGACCAATGTCGCGGCCTCCTTCGCCGATCTCGGACTCAAGATGCTCGAGAAGTGGGTCGCGAACCAGATCGCCATGACGACGGCCACCGCGACCGAATCGGCGGCACGCACCGGCATCGGAGCCATGGCGGCTGCCGAAGGGATGGCGCTCCAAGCAGCGGCCTCCATCAAGAGCATCATGAACAGCGCCTATCAGGCCATGGCCGGCACCATCGCCTCGCTCGCGGGATTTGGGCCCGAAGTGTCGATCCCGGGTGGCGCGGCGGTCTTTGCCGACGTCTCAGCCTCGGCGGGCTCGATCGTCTCGGCACGCGGCGGATGGGATGTGCCGCGCGATAGCTTCGTGAACGTCCACAAGAACGAGATGATTCTCCCGTCGGCGCTCGCCGATCGTGTGCGCACCATGACGAGCGACAAGGGCGGGAGCGACACCCATGTGCATCTGCACGTGCAGGCGATCGACGCCCAGAGCGTGACGCGGCTGTTTCAGAATAGCGGCTCGGCGCTGGCCGACGTGCTGCGCAAGCAGGTGAGGAACAACCGGCTATGAGTAATGCCACCTTCCCGGTCCTGGCCTCGGTCGGCTGGTCGGTCAAAAAAGTCCCGCAGTGGTCGACGAAGGTGCAGACCTCGGTGAGCGGCAAGGAGCAGCGGACCGCCTTCTGGTCGTTTCCGTCCTGGACCTTCACGCTCACCTATGAGGTGCTGCGGACCGCCCCCGGCGTCACCGAATATCAAACGCTCATCGATTTCTTTCTCGCGCGTCAAGGCAGCTTCGACACGTTTCTGTATAGCGATCCGAGCGACAATGCCGTGGTCGCCCAACCGTTCGGCGTGGGCACCGGCGCACTCACCGCGTTTCAACTCGTGCGGCAGATCCTCTCGGGCGGGTTCAGCGAGCCGGTGCAGAACGTCACTGGCACGCCCAACATCTTCGTGAACGGCGCCCAGAGCCTGAGCCTGAGTCCACCCGCTGCCCCGACGCTGAGCGATGTCGCCGGCGGGGCACTGGCCGCAGTGACCTACTTCGTGAAGGTGACCTATCTGGGTCCGACCGGGGAAACGCTCGGGAGCGCCGAATCCTCGCGCGCCGTCGCCATCAATCGGCTGCTGAAAGTCACCTCACCATCGGGCATCACCGGCGCCGTCTCTTACAACGTCTATGCCTGGACGACGACGACGAACGAAGTCTTGCAAACCGCCTCCCCGATCACGCTCGGCACCGATTGGACGGAACCCACGAGCGGATTGATTGCCGGTGTGGCACCCCCATTGAGCAACACCACCGGATGGACACTGGGCGCGACCGGCCTCATCACGTTTCTCGCGGCGCCGGCGAACGCTGCCGTGCTGACGTGGACCGGCGCCTTCACCTATCGCTGCCGCTTCGTCGACGATCTGCAAAACTTCGAGGAGTTCGTGAGCAATCTCTGGAGCCTCAAAGAACTGAAGTTCATGAGCGTGAAGACATGACCGGTCATAGCATCCGCGTCGCACAATTCTACAGTGGCCACTGGATGCTGGAAGCCCACAGCGGCGATCCCTTTCATGACCCGGTGCGTGCCGCCGTCGCCTGGACGATGGGCGATGCCTGCGAGTCCTTTCACGTCCTCATCGATGCCATGAAATATCCCCTATGAAAACGGCGAGCGCAGGCCTCATCACCATCCTCGCGAGCGGCTCCTTTCAGATGGTGGATCTCTACACGATCACGCTCCAGACCGGCACCATCCTCCGCTACGCCTCTGCGGATTATGATTTCACCGTCGGCGGGCATACCTACGCGGCCTCGTCATCGCTCTTCACGCGCGGCAAGACGAGCACCGGCCTGGGGATCGCCGTGGCTCAACTCGACGTGACGGTGCATCCGCTCGCGACGGAGCTACTCGGGTCGTTGAGTTGGTGGCAAGCGGCAATCAGCGGCGTGCTGGACGGCGCCCGGCTCCAAGTGGACCGCTGTTTCTATCAAGGCACACCCTGGACGGCCGGCTGGCCCGATGTGAGTGCCGGCACGCTCAATCTGTTCGGCGGACGCATCGCCGATGTGCAGGTGAGCCGGACGGAGATTACGCTCTCCGTCAAGTCAGATCTCGAACTCCTCAACATTCAGCTGCCGAGGAACGTCTACCAAGCGAGCTGTCTGCATGAACTCTACGACGCGGGCTGCACGTTGTTGAAAGCGACGTTTCAGCAAGCCGGGTTCGTCACCTCGACCGATCCGCTCAACCCACAAGTGAACGGCCTGGGGTCGACCGACGGCTATTATGATCTGGGCTATCTCACGATGACGAGCGGGCTCAACGCAGGATTGAGCCGCCCGATCAAACACTACGATGCCGGCACCCAGCAGGCGCAGCTCCTCTTTGCCCTCCCCAACGCGCTCGCGATCAACGACACCTTCACGGCCGTTCCGGGGTGCGACAAGCAGCAAGCGACCTGCTCGGGCAAGTTTTCAAACCTCGTCCACTTTCGCGGCTTCCCCTACATCCCGACGGCCGAGACCTTGATTTAGTATGACACCTAAAGAACGCACCCAACGTGACGCCGTGGTCGCCGAGGCCCTCACCTGGGAAGGGACGGCTTATCATCACCGCGGTCGATTGAAGGGGATCGGCACCGACTGCGCGATGCTCCCGCTCGATGTCTATGCGGCGGTGGGCCTGATCCCGCGCATCGATCCGCCCGACTATCCGATCGATTGGTTTCTGCATCGCTCGTCGGAGACCTATTACGACGTGCTCCGGCAGTACAGCCATCCGGTGACGGCCCCGCAACCTGGCGACATGGCCCTGTTTCGGTTTGGCCGGGTGCAGTACGCCCACGGCGGCATTTTGATTGCCCCTGATCTGATGTTGCATGCCGAGAACGGCGTCGGCGTCGTGCGGTGCAACCTGTCCGGCTCGCCGATCTTCGAACGGCTCGTCGGTTATTTTTCCATCTGGTAACGCGATGCTGGGACTAGGACACAAACCGAAATCACCCGCGTCGATGACGCCGTCGCAGTTTCAGCAGCTCGTCTTTAATTCCTCCTCCTACGGCAAGGCCCTCGCGATTGTCTATGGGAAGAACCGCCTCGCCGGCAATCTCATCTGGTACGGAGACTTCCAATCGGTGACCGTGCAGGTGGCGCAGAGCACCGGCGGCGGCAAGGGATTCGGGGGCGGCAGCAGTGCGCCGTCGCAAACCCAGACGACCTATTCTGCCGCATTTGCCTTCGGACTCTGCGAAGGCCCGATCGGGAGCATCGGGAAGGTCTGGATGGATAAGGCCCTCACGACCCTGGCGGCGCAAGGGCTCTCGCTCTTCACCGGCACCGCGCCACTGCAGACGCCCTGGGGCTATCTCACCACGAAGCATCCCGGGCAGGATCTGCCGTATCCCGGCACCACCTATGTGGCCGTCACAAAGATGCAGCTGGGGTCGAACGCGAACATCCCGAACCTCTCCTTCGAAGTGGCCGGCCTGCTCCCGTTCGGCGGCGGCGTCGTGGATAGCAATCCCGCCGCCTTCATCCTCGATCTCCTGAGCAATGCGCAATATGGAGCGGGATTGGCCGGCGCACAGCTTGACGCGCTCGTGAGCTATGCGACCTATTGCCAAGCGATGGGGCTCTTTTTCTCGCCGGTGCTCGACACGCAACAGGACGCCGCCACGCTGCTCCAAGCCTGGCTGCTGCTCACGAATGCGGACGCAGTCTGGTCGCAAGGGACGCTGAAAATTCTTCCGTATGGCGATCAAGCGGTGACGGGGAACGGCACGACCTACACCCCGACGCTGACGCCGGCCTACAATCTCACCGATGACGATTTCCTCACGGACGGCAGCAACGATCCGGTGCAGGTGACGCGTGCCACACCCGCCGATGCCTACAACCTCGTGCGCTTGGAATATGTCGATCGGTCCAAGAACTATAATGTGGCGATCGTCGAGGCCAAGGATCTCCTGAGCATTCAACTCTACGGCGTGCGGTCGCAAGGCACGATCGTGGCACATGAAATCTGCTCGCCCGCGCTCGCGCGCACCGTCGCGCAATTGATCCTGCAAAAGAATCTCTACCTGCGCAATACCTATCGGTTCCGGCTCGGCTGGAAACACATCCGGCTGGAACCCATGGACCTCGTCACCCTTACCGACGTCACGATGGGACTGACACAGCAGCTTGTGCGCCTGACGAAGGTGGAGGAGGACGAGTCGGGAACACTCTCGATCGAAGCCCAGGATGTGCTCACCGGCGTGGGCTCGGTGCAGAATTACACGACGCAGGCGAACAACGGCTCCTCTCCTGATAATCAGGTGGCCCCTGGCAACGCGAACGCGCCGATTTTCCTGTGCGCTCCGCCGATCCTCACACAGGGGAATCTCGAAATCTGGATGGCGGCGAGCGGCGGCGCGAATTGGGGCGGCTGCTTCGTCTATGTGAGCTCCGACGGCGTCACCTATAATCTCGTCGGCAAACTCACCGGCGGATCGCGTATGGGCACGCTCTCGGCCGGGCTGCTCCTCGGAAGCGATCCGGACACCCTCGACACCTGCGCCGTCGATCTCTCGCAAAGTAACGGCGCGATGCTGTCCGGCACTCAGGCCGACGCGGATCTCTTCCGCACCCTCTGTGTGGTGGATAGCGGGGCCAATCAAGAGCTGCTGAGCTATCAGACGGCCACCTTGACCGGCACCAATCGGTATGCGCTCACCTATCTGCGGCGCGGCCTCTATGACAGCACGCGCGTGGCGCATGTGGGCGGCGTCCCCTTTGCCCGGCTCGACGAGCAAGTGTTTCGCATCAGCTATTCGCAGAATCATATCGGCGTGACGCTCTCCGTGAAACTTCAGAGCTTCAATCTCTACGGCTATGGAGTGCAGGATCTCAGTGCCGTGCCGGTCTATACGTACAACATCCCCGGCCCGTTCCTCACGCATGTGCCGCAAGGATTCACGACCAAGCAATTCGGAGGGACCGTCGTCTTTAACTGGCAACCGCTCACCCAATGGAACGCGCAGGGCTATGAGATCCGCTATGGGCCGCAGGGGAATTCCACGTGGAACACGGCCACGCCGCTGACGCAATCGACGAAGGGCACCGAGATGACGAACGCCTCGGTTCCGCCAGGATCCTGGACGTTCTTTATTGCCGGGGTGAATCAGGCGGGGCAGTATTCACTCGTCGCCTCCAGTGATTTGACCGTCACGAGCGTGCAAGGGGATTTGAAACAGTTTCCTCAAGCGCCGGGATGGCCGGGCACCTCGATCGTGCTGCGGTAGGACACCATGCCGATTCTCATTGAAGAACAAGAACGGAACGTCCTCGACCTCCTCTGGCGTCCACGCGCTCCGGTGGTGCCGCAGCCCGCGATCATCGATGAGCAGATGGGCCCGAGCTTCTATGTGCATTGGACCGGCGTGCTCGTGCCGATGACGACGAAGTCGATCGGCTCCTATACCCTGGCCTCTCCCGCGAGCGGCTATGCGCCGTTCACGACGTGGTGCCTCGATCCCGTCGCACAGGCCCAATACGATGCCCCTGAGTTCGATCAGGGATTTGTCTCGACCGTCTCAGCCTTGGCGGACATTGGATTTAGCCAAGGGCCAGGCGGCAGCGGCAGTCCGAACGTGGTGTTTCAAATCGATTCGGCGGGTGCCGATCATAGCTATTCTGGGGTCTATAAAACCTGGACTGGCGGGACGGTGACCGCGCGATTTCTGCGCTTCCGCTTACTCCAGATCACCGGGAGTGATCCGGTGTTCATCACCCGCTTTACGCCACAGCTCAACAATGCCCAGGTGCAGGACAGTCAGGCGAACGTGACGATTCTGGTCGGTGGTACGCAAATCTTCTTCGGGCGCACCTTCCATTCGCCCCCGTCGGTGACGGTGACGCCGGTCAGTTCCAGTGCCTTGATTGGGACGGGCTACAACGTCCTGGCCACGAGTTGCTTTGTGAAAATCTTTAACACCAGCGGCACCGACGTGGGCGGGATCGCCAACGTGACGGAGACCGGCTTCTAACGGAGGATCTATGTCTGTTGCCGCCTTTGTCCAACCGAACAATACGAGCCAGAACTCCACCGTCTATCTGGGATCTATCGATGGCGACATGGCCGTCCTGGCGATCCTGGGGCAGGACTTCGCGCCCCATCAACAGGGTAGTCCGAACATGACCGTGGCGGTGGATCCCGGGGCCTTCGAGCTCGGCAATAGCCTCGTGACGCAAGCGGCGCAGAACTCCGTGACGATCACGGCCCCGAACACCAACCCGCGCATCGACAGAATTGTGATCCAACTCCGTCCGGATGTGGCCGGCCAGATCCTCTATGTCGCCGGCGTGCAGGGCGTGAGTCCTTCCCCTCCGGCCATTCCTGACGGCTGCGCACCCCTGTGTCAGATCAGTCTCGCGACGTCGACCACAGCCATCACCAACTCATTATTGACGGACGAGCGCGTGTGGATCGGCAACGCGCAAACCCAGGTGTTACCGGTGGCGAAGTCGGTCGACTATACCTCGGTCTCCACCGATCAAGGCGCGTCGTTCAGTTACAGCAGCGCAGCCTTGCGCACGCATACGCTCCCAGCCTCCACGACGATCTCGGCGGGTTGGTGGCAGACGATCATCTCCACGGCCACCTCCGGGGTCAAGCTCCTCTGTCAAGGGACGGACGTGCTGATCGAAGGCGCGGGCTCGCCCGGCGCCTACTATTTTGCCGAAGGATTGGCCAAGATCACCTATATCGGCGGCGGCCTCTTCAATGTCGAAGGGGTGGAGCAGAGCGGGGGCTACAAAGATTACCCGACCAACACGGTCCCGCGTGGGTATCTCAGGCGCGACGGTTCCTTGATCAGTCGCACGACCTATGCGGCCCTGTTCGGACGGATTGGGACCACGTGGGGTGTGGGCGATGGCAGCACGACCTTTGGCATTCCTGACGATCGTGGGAGTGTCCAGATCGGCGACGGGCAAGGGGCTGGCCTCACGAACCGCACAGTGGCGCAGACCGGGGGAGAAGAGGCGCACGCCAATGTAGCGGCGGAAAACGGGCCACATGCGCACACCTCTCCGAGTGGAGGTACACTCGCCGCTGGAGCGCAGGCCGCGCAAAGCAGTACCTCGACCGGCTCGATTACGACCTCGACGTCTGGGTCCGGCACCCCGCACAACAACATGCAGCCGTTCACCGTGTGCCTGAAAGCGATCAAATACTGAGGCCGATATGATCTTCCAACACCATCCGGACGGCTATATTATCGTGGGCGATGTACTGCTGCCGGTCGACGAATTCCTGGTCTATGAACCGGACTACTCCGGGCTGCCTCAAGGGAGCATTGGCCGGATCTATGAGCCGGGCGTGCGTCACGCGCTTACCGATGGGCAGAAGGTCACTGGCGGCCCGCTCTCCTGGCTAGAAGGTGACGTCTACATATCCAAGGTGGAGATTTACCGTATCCGTCACCCGAACTTTACGGCCATGGAGCAAGCGATTGCGACCTTCGACATAGTACAGGCCACACAGGCTGCGTTGCTCGCCACTGCCTCCCCCAGTCCCGTTGATATTCGTTCGTCCTAGTGATTCGTTCGTCCTCCTGCTATCTCTCCCGCCATGTCGAAGTTTGATCTGGCCAAAGACGTCCTGCTCGCCGACGAAGGCGGCCTCTCCGAGGCCCACGCCGATCATGGTGGGCTGACGAAGTTCGGCATCTCCTCACATAGCTATCCCGACCTCGATATCGCCTCCCTGACCGAAGCCGACGCCCGCGCGATCTATGAGCGCGACTATTGGCATCCCCTCTGGAATCAGCTCGAGAGCCAAGCGCTCGCGACCAAGCTGCTCGTGATGAGCGTCAACATGGGGCAGCAGGGGACCATCGTGCTGCTGCAGCAAGCCGTGAACGATTGCCGCGGGCACTTGAAAGAGGACGGCCTGTTCGGTCCCGGCACCCTCGAGGCCGTGAACGCGCTGCCAGAATCTCAGCTGCTCTTGGAGCTCCGTGCGCGCGGCATTCTGCATTATGTGACGATCATCCTCCGTGATCCGACGCAAGCCGTCTGGGCACGCGGGTGGATCAGGCGACAGCTCGCATGAGTCCATGAATGAACGAAGAGCACAACTGCATGGAACTCCTCAAGTCGCAGAACGAAATCCTGGAACGGCAAAATGTCTTGCTGTTGCAGATTTGTGCGTTCATCACTCCCGTCTCATCCTTCTTCGCCGCGCTCAAAAATTTCGTCGTCTTTATGGCCTGGCTCGTGGGGGTCGTGATGGCCTGCCTCGCCGCATGGCAAGCCTTTGTGGCCTGGATTAAAACGCACTAGAGAGGGAGATACGCATGGAATTCTTATTGATCGGCATCGTCATTGCCGCCGTAGGCGTCGTTGCGGGCGGCGTCCTCGGCTATCTCTATGGCCAATCAGTGCAGCGGAAGGTCCAGGCCGTCGAGCAGGCCGCCGTGGCCGATGTGAAGCGGGTACTGTAATGGCGTTTGATTTCATCACCGCCGGGATTGAACTGTTCGACAAGATCCTGGAGAAGGCGATCCCCGACGCCAATCTCAGGCAAGAAACGGCGCGTGAACTCGCGCAACAAGCCAATGGTGTGGTGATGGCCCAGATGGCCCTGAACCAAGCTGAAGCGGCAAGCCCTTCATTATTTGTTTCAGGATGGAGACCGGCCACCGGCTGGGTCTGCGTGGGCGGGTTGATCTACCAAGTGATCCTTCGTCCGATCATTCAGAGCCTCATCATGGTCTGGTACCCGAACTATGCCATGGTGCAACTGGAAATCGAAACCCTCATGACGTTGCTGTTCGGCATGCTGGGTCTCGGGGCCTATCGGACCTATGAAAAAGTGCAAGGGGCTAGCAAGTAAGAATCCCCTGGTGATCGATGGCACATTGCGCCACCTGTACCTGTAAGTACGAGCAAATTTCTCAATACCACGCGCGGTGCCCAGGTTCCTCCTGCGGACACGCGCCCACAGCGATCGCGTTTCTGGAACGGCATGGCGGCCTCTGTGAAACCTGTCGCGATGCCCCTCACATCAAGGAGAAATATCATGCGAACAAGTCTGCTGTTATTGCTGATCGGGATGCTCGTCTTCGTCGGATCGGCTAACGCCCAAGCCGTCGCTGTTGACTATACCAAGGCTCACGCCACGTGGACCGAGGATACGCTGGCCGGCGTGCCCACCTCCTACACCTTGAAGTGCGGGACGACCGCCGGAGGACCCTATACGAAAACGAAGAA